CATGTTGCGCGAAATAGCCGCAGATCACGGCGTCTCATTGCAGACGATTTGGAAAATTCAGAAGGGTGAGGCATGGGCACACGTGCACGGCTGATCGCCATCCGGGACACCTACCGCGCCAAGCTGCGTGATCTGAAAAGGAGCAAGCCGTGATGCCTTTCCCAACTTGGCCGAACGTGAACTACGTTGTCGTCGGCGACGAGGACTACCTTGCTACTGCTTCAGCGGACCTCGCCGCGATCGACAAGATCATGGCAGTGGATACGGTGAAGCCGCCTCCCGAGATTCCTTCGGAAATTTGGCAGACCGCGAGGCCTGATCCGGAGAAGTGCATGGCGGCTGTGCGGGCGATGTGCGGAGCGCGCGTATGACCGGTGATGACTTCCTTGACCGAGCGCGGCGAGCCGGGGCAATCGTTACCGACGGCCCTGTGGGTCCTGACTTCACGAAGGGCTGGGGGCACCAGATCACATTCCGCAGCCGCGGGATGATCGCGCACTACTGGACAAAAGAGCATGACCCGCAGTTGGAGGCGGAAGTCGTAGCCGAATTCGGCGAGCGAGGACGCGGCGCTGCGATCGTGGTAAGCGCATGCGGACTGCGCAAGCTCACCACGAGCCATGTTCCGCTGATGGGGCCGGGCAACCTTCCGTTCTGCGCCCGGTGCGAGAACAGGCTGATGAAGCAGATGAACAACGAGGAGTAGGGCATGTTGGCAGACACGAACGACCGTCCTGGACTCGATGAGAGGTACATCGGAGCCACGAACAGCTCTGACCTGCGCCTGAACCCGGACGCAACCTGCGACGCAACCCACCTGATCGCCGCCGGCCTGATCGGCAACCGCATGGGAGCGGCTCTGATTCACCTGCGAGCGGAATGGGACGCAGCCGACAAGCCGCGCAAGGCAACGGAAGCCGAGATCCTGGCTCGAGCCGAGGAACTGCCAAAGCGCAAGGGCAAGGTGGATGTGAAGCGCGCGCGGACGGAAATGCTGGTGGGCTACTCGGTTGCCATGAGGCATCGGGCGCACTCCATGCGCGGCTGGCTTCCTGCCCTGTCCATCATGGCCGAATGGGCGCAGATTCGCGGGTGGGATGTGGACCTCCTGAGCCCGGCGCTGTACCACTGGCTGAATCCTGTGTGCCCGGTGTGCGACGGGCTGGGCGCGCGCAAGATGGAGGACGCCCCGGTGCTGGGGAAGAAGTGCCACCACTGCGAAGGATCGGGCGTCTGGCCCAAGCCGCTCGGGTCGCACAAGGTCAAGGAATGGCTCGCCCGCTGCGCCGGCAAGGCCAAGGGCCAGCGTGGCGGGGTGCTGCGCGGCGACATGGAGCCTGACCCGTTGGCCGCGCGCCTGAGGCAAGGCTACGTCCCCGAGGAAGAACTGACGGAAGAACAGCGCGCGCAGATCGCGGAGCGGTTCAAGTTGCGGTAACCACACAAAGGGGTTGCTATTGATTTGGAAGCTCTGGCATAATCGCGCGCAATCAGCTCCGCGCGTCGGAGCACTGCCTTTATGAGAGGCGACACTGCCGTCACACTCGCCGGTGAAATTCCGGGCCGACCAGCGATGGATTGGTGTCTCCAAAATTCCCCACAAGCCGCCCACTGAGGCGGCTTTCTCGTTCATGGCCCGTGTTCGCCTGCTGTCCTTGGGGAAACCCGACGCTGGCGGCGGGCCGCCAATAGACAGCCAGACGCCTAGACCGCTGGGAGAACCCGGCAGGGCTGGCCCGAAAGGGCGATGCGCACCACTGGCTGCGCTTGCACGGGGAACAGCACGAAAACCCATAGGGCCACCGCCAGCGCAGCACGCCCACGAGTCTGGGAGCTAGCGGCAACGGCGCCACCTTAGACCGCTGTTCCCCTCGCACTATCTCTCCAAGGGTGTCCTGTTCAAGGGACTTCAGCCCGCCTAACCAGCGGGCTTTTCTATTTGGGAGCGCCCGATGCCCACTGCTACCCTGTCTGTCCGTATTCGGTTTGCGTGGTGGGTGAGGCCGTACCTGTGGATCGCGCTGCACTTGCCGCAGATCACGCGCCGTCTGCCAGACCTTGAGAAGGTGGCAGCGCGAGCCGTGCGCGGCGTCGTTGTCGAAATGGATCCATGACAGCGGCCATGGACGCTCGCACTACTGCCGCCATCTTCGTGATTGGTGTCCCTGCTGTCTGCGTCCTGATCGTGTTCGGTGCGATTGTCTGGTCGCTGGTGCGAGGGAAGAATCGGTGAGCCGCTATGGCGTTGACTGAAAAACAGGCGAGGTTCGTCCAGGAGTACCTGATCGATCTCAATGCCACGCAGGCAGCCACTCGGGCCGGCTACAGCGCCAAGACGGCCTATTCGCAGGCGTTCGACCTCCTGAGGAAACCTGAAGTCCAACAGGCGATTGCTGCGGCGCAGAAAGAGCGCGAGCAGCGCACCCACATCACGCAGGACCGCGTGTTGCAGGAGATTGCCAGGATCGCGTTCTTCGATCTGCGCAAGCTTTACCGTGATGATGGAAGCCTGCGACAGCCGCACGAACTCGATGCCGACGCCGCCGCCGTGCTCGCCGGTGTTGATGTTGTCGAAATGGCCGGCGGCGCGGACTTCGGCGGAGCGGATGGCGTGAAGCACGTCCCGATGTTCACGAAGAAGGCGAAGGTGTTCGACAAGGTCGCCGCCCTGACGCTCGCCGCTCGCCACCTCGGCATGCTGACCGACAAGACGGAGCACACGGGCGCCGGTGGCGGCCCGATCTTGACCGGCACCGTCAGCCCCGAGCAGCTGGCGCAGGCCGTGCGCAGTGTCCGCGGCGAGTTTTAGCCCGCTCGAAAGGCTGGCGGCAGTCGGTCTAGCCCGGGAGGACCTGTACGACTTCACGCGCTGGATGTTCCTTCAGCGCAAGGGCTTCAAGTGGCAGCGAGCCCCGCACCATGAGGTGATCTGCAAAGCGCTCATGCGGGTGTTCCGCGGCGAGAGCAAGCGCCTGATCATCAACATTCCGCCTCGGTACTCGAAGACCGAGATCGCGGTGATTAACTGGATAGCCTGGTGCCTAGGGAAGGTGCCGGACTGCGAGTTCATTCACACCAGCTACTCGGGCACGCTGGCGGTGAACAACGCATGGGTGACGCGGGAGCTGGTGCAGCATGAGGCGTACCGAGAAGTCTTCCCCGGCACGGTAATCCGTGCCGACAGCGCCGCGAAGCACGAATGGCGCACGACGGCTGGCGGCGTTGTTTATGCCACCGGCGCAGCAGGAACGATCACCGGCTACGGAGCCGGCAAGCACCGCGAAGGATTTGGCGGGGCGATCATCATTGACGACCCGCACAAAGCGGACGAAGCCCGATCGGACGTCATCCGGCAGGGCGTGATCGATTGGTTCCAGACCACGCTGGAGAGCCGCAAGAACGGACCAGACACGCCGATCGTGCTGATCATGCAGCGCCTGCACGAGGAAGACCTTGCGGGCTGGCTGCTGGCTGGTGGAAACGGGGAGACATGGGAGCATGTCTGCCTGTCGGCCATCAAGGAGGATGGCGAGGCGCTGTGGCCGCAGAAGCACAGCATCGAGGAACTCCAACGGATGGAGCAAGCCTCGCCGTACGTGTTCGCCGGCCAGTACCGGCAGCGGCCCGCTCCGCCTGAGGGCGGAATCTTCAAGCCGGACATGCTGCAGGTGGTCGATGCGATCCCGGCCGGGGTGGTGAAGTGGTGCCGCGGCTGGGACCTGGCTAGTGTGGAGGACGGCGACTGGACGGCCGGCGCGAGGATCGGCCGGATGGAGGATGGGCGCTTCCTCATCGCGGACATGACGCGGTTCCGGGAAGGCCCGGACGTGCGCGATCAGTCCATGGTGAACACCGCGGCGCGCGATGGGCGATCCACGATCGTGAGCATCCCGCAGGATCCAGGGCAGGCCGGCAAGACGCAGGTGGCCTACCTGACACGCAAGCTTGCCGGCTTCAACGTGAAGTCCTCGCCCGAGAGCGGGGACAAGGTGACGCGAGCAGAACCCTTGGCAGCGCAGGTGAACGTCGGCAACGTGCTGATGCTGCGCGGGGCGTGGAACGACGCCTTCATCAACGAGCTTCGAATGTTCCCCAACGGGGTGCATGACGACCAGGTAGACGCGAGCTCGCGGGCATTCGCAGAAGTGATGATCCCGCGGCGCTCGTTCTTCGGATGACCCTATGTTTCGATTCCTGAGGAAGCACAAGCCGCAAGAGGTGAGCCCGCCGGCACGGCGTGGCAGCTTCCTCAGCACGCACGCC